TTGGTCCGGTCAACTCCATTGCTTCAGTGCAGTACAAAGACACAGCCAACAGCACGCAGACGCTGGCGACAGCTAAGTGGTGGGCCGATATAAAAACCAAAGCCGCGCGGATCACATTTGACAGCGTGCCGGATCTTTATGACGACACTTTTAACGCGGTGCAGGTAAACATGAATGTCGGATATGCCGAGGCTGATATACCAAAGCCATTCATTACCGCTATTCGCTGGATGGTTGCACACCTATACGAGCAGCGGCAGCCAGTCGTGGCCGGTACAACTGCGACCACCTTACCGCTCGGCCTTTATGCTATCTTAAACCCTTACCGCGTTATTACTTCAGTATGAGGATAGGACAAAGCGACCGACGAATAGAGGTGCAGAACTACACGACCAGCACCAACGCCTACGGTGAGCGCGTGCCGTCATGGTCTACGCTCGTAACCGTATGGGCTGAACTGATGAAAGCCGGCGAAGGTATGGCCGAGAAGCTTACCGGCGATCAGGATATGCCGGTGCAACGGCTACGGTTTAAGATACGGAGCAGCACGGACACGCGGGCAATCAATCCAGCGGACCGCGTTATCTACAACAGCAACACGTATACCATAAAAGGCATTGAGGAAGTTGGGCGCAATGATCAGCTTATTTTACTTTGCGAAATAACAGGAACACATGGCACAGGGATCACTTGAGCAGAAAGGTGGTAAGCTTGGCTTTGAAGGAATCGGCGCAGACATAAAGCCGCTGATGAAACAATTTGAGCAGCTTCGTAAACAAGTCACTGATCAGAATGTGCAGAAGCGAATCCATCGCGCAGTCGGTAAGATTTACAAGGATGAGATGTTAAACAACATTGTGGACGCGCGCGAAACTATTCGGATCCGTCGAGGTGGCAAAGGTGGCTTTGATATTAAGGCGGGTACGCTACGGCGATCCATTAAGGTCTGGCAAATTGACAAGCAGCACAGTACATTTTGGGTTGGGCCGCGTGTAGGTAGACGCGCACCGAAAGACGCTGATGCATGGTTCGCAAACATCGTAGAAGGTGACGACCAATTTATAAAAGGCAACAACCGAAATAAAGGCGTGTTTGCTCGGTCGATTGCAAACAAGCGGGGCGAGGCGTTGACGAAGATGCGCAAAAAATACGAGTTTCAAATTCGCAAAGCAGCGAAAGCAAAAGGAAAAAAGAAATGAATGCAGGTATAGCCGCGTACGTAATACTAACGCAAAACACAGACGTCACCGACATTGTTGGCGTCAAGGTATTTCCAGAGGTAGCCGAGCAGGAAACCGCCACGCCGTTTATCGTTTACCAATTGCAGAGCGTTGCACCTGAGGATACGCACGACGGGCCGAGTAAGCTGGACGAAGTACGCTTTGAATTCCTTTGCTATGCGGATAGCTACGCGCTAGCTGCTGATCTTGGCGACAAAGTACGCGGTGCATTGGATCGCGTGAGCGGCACATACAACGGCGTGAACGTGGAGAGCGTGCAATTCAATGACGTAGACATAGACACCATTGACGCGCCGCGCCGATTTGCTCAAGTGCTAACGTTTACATTTCGAATAAAGCGCGATAATTTTACAATAGCGCAGGGTACACCGGTAACGGGTGCAAAGATTGGCGATCTGTATGACGTGGATGTAACCGGCGTAACGGACGGGCAGGTACTTGCCTACGATGCAGCGGCGCAGGAATGGCAACCGGCAGACGACGCGGGCGGCGTTACTGAGTTGGGCCAGTTGACAGACGTACAATTTGGACAAGGCGGACCGGAAACGGGCGAGCTGCTAAAGTACGACGGCAGCGAATGGACAAACGACAGCATCGTTAAAAGCGAAGTCGGGTTAGGCAATGTGGACAACACCAGCGACGCGAACAAACCTGTAAGCACGGCCACGCAAACGGCACTAAGCGCCAAGGCAAACAGCGCAGACTTTAGCAACGTCGACAATACCAGCGACGCGGATAAGCCAGTAAGTACAGCCACGCAGACAGCGCTAAATGCTAAGGCTGATACAAGCGCCGTGCCTACGGATTTAAACGACTTGAGCGACGTTACAATAGTAGGCACGCCGTCAGCAAATCAGGCGCTTATATACGACGCCACAGCAAACGCATTCAAATCGCAGGTGAGTTATACGAACCGTTTCGAAGATGAGGTTGAAACGGGTTTGCAAATGCCTAGCGTTTCTTTTGAACGCGGATACAGTGTCAAGTCAGAAGGCGACGGTATTTTTATAGACCCTTCGCCCGATACACCAACAGCGGGCAAAGTAATCGTTCGAAAAATTTACCACAAAACGGGCTTCATCAGTGACGCCGATGTAATAAGCGATTACACATTGATCCACACCTTTGCGGACGATACAGCGTACGCGGATACCGTGGCCACGTTTGACGGCTTTGAAGATGGCGCAACCTATGGCGTGCCGCCGTTTACCTTAGCGCAATCGTGGGAAGAGGTAACAGCCGCACCAGCGTTCACGGGCTTGCTCAACGAAACATATGGCAGCGGAGCAGAGGCGGCGTACTCCACCCGTCGATTGAACGGGAATTATTCAGGCGATTGCATGACCATTCGCAGAGCGTCGGACGGAACTACGCAGAGCATCGGATTCGTAGGGGAAGAGATTGATGAATCGGCCATCGAGACCTTTTGCACAGGAACAACGTGCACAGTTCAAGTTTGGCGGGACCAATCGGGAAATGGTTACGACGCAGAGCAAACCACGGCAGCGAATCAGCCCACCATCTACACGGGCGGACAACTTGTGAAGGATGGCGGAAGGTTGGCGGTTCAGTTTGATGGTTCAAACGATATTTTATCTTCAACATATGCTCTAAATGAAAGCGCCAGCAGTTATGAGGGATTTTTTATTTTAAATGCTGACACCGACACCACTTATAATGCAGTTCTGCAAGGCGGCAGAACGCACGCTCAAATTAGCAGCACAAACAAATGGACTACCAATATAGGCGGGGCAAATTTACAAAGCTCAAACATTGTAACGGGTGCTCAATTTCTTGGCGGTTATGTTTGGAACAATTCGACGGGTAACCTCGAAATTTTCGTTGATGGAACAAGCGTAGGACAAACTACGGAAACCGCAGACAGAACAGGGACGAAAATGGATATTGGAGGGCAAGCGCCTACTGGACAATATTCAGGGAAAATGCAAGAAATTGTACTTTACGCCTCCGACAAATCCACCGACAGAACAGACATAGAAGGCAATATATCCGCGTACTTCCAAAGTGCGAAACTCTTAGACGAACAATACGGAGAGGGCGCAGAAGCGGCTTACTCGACTCGGCAACTGCGAAGAGACCAAACCGAATGCATGGTTATCCGCAGGGCATCGGATAGCACGACCACAACAATCGGCTTTGACTCCGAAGGCAACATCGACGAGGCGGCTATTACGACCTTCTGCACGGGTACGACCTGCACGGTCTACCAATGGCTTGACCAATCAGGAAACGGGAACCACGCTACGGCGGATACGGTTGCAAAAAGGCCAACCATCTACACGGGTGGGGCGTTGGTGAAAGACAATGGAAAGGTTGCAATTCTTTTTGATGGTGCGGAAAATCATTTTTTTAGTGACAACAACTTGACGGGAAGTGTGCCAATGTGCTTTCTTACCGTTGCCAATATCAATACCGCATCTTTTGCTGAGGGCTTAATAACATATATGGATGCTTCAAACGATGGGTATGAGGTACGTATGGATACTTCAGGCGATAAAATTATTTTTGCGGCAAATGCACAAGACATTGAAAAAGACGTTGTAGAACAATCGCAGTTCTTAGCCTTTGCAAATCAAAACTCTTCAAATCAATTATTTAGCGTTAGCGGTAACGCGACAACAATAAGTAATAGCGCATCAATCAGCGTTACTGCGCCTTTGGGAGTTGCTACGAGAAATCCATTTTCAACGCTTACATCTTGGAACGGATACATACAAGAAGCGATTGCATTTTCGTCCGACAAATCAAGCGTCCGCACATCCATCGAAGAAAACGTTGGCGACTACTTCACCCAAAACACGCCACTGCTCGACACGTACACGGGAGCCGCAGCCGCGTATTCACTGCGTAAACTTCGCACGGCTTACACAGGCTCAGCGGTAGAGGTTTACAACGGGAGCAGCTACGCTGACATCGGCTTCAATGTATTCGGTGAGTTAAATACGGTTGCACTGGCTGACCACTGTGGGTCGAATTCGGGTTATGTATCGAAGTGGTATTGTCAAAGCGGGAATTCAAATGACGCAGTTCAAACGAACACCGCGAATATGCCAAAGATTTACGACGGGACTACGGGCGTGGTGACGGAG